CTAATTCGCAGGCGGTTGCCGCGCGCGATCCAAAACGTCAGCGGCTTCGGGATGCGCTTTGCCGCGTGCGAGGTAGTGCCGAATGGTGGTGTTTATGTCCGCCTGTCCCAGCGAATCAGCAATCACCCGCAAGGGAAGTTTGGCGTCGTCCTTGGCGGTCGCACCGGCTTTGCGGAAGCTGTGTGATGTGATGCCCTCAGATATTCCGAGCGCCAGGCGAACCCGTCGCCAATCGGTGTCGACATTCGTCGGGTCCCGTGGTGTCCAATTGGCCGATGGGAAAACCAACTCGGCGTATTTGTCATCGATCTCGCCGGAGTAGAGAAGCTTGCGGGCGGCGAGCACCTTGCGTCGCGCCTCCAAGGTCTTGACGGCGAACTTAGGGATAGAGATTGGCTGTATGCGGTTCTTGGGGTCGTCAGTGCGTGTGATGCGTGCGAGCCCCTGGCCCGGAATGCGGATGATTTTCCCGGAGGGGATGAATACGCGGGCCTTGAGGTCGAAGTCGGGCCAGATCGCGCCGAGGAGTTGGCTGGCGCGCAGGTTCAGGCCGAACAGCAGGTCTACGTAGTCGGCCATGTCGTCCTTGCAGAACTCGGCGACGGTCGGTGGGTCATACCGCTTCAACGGCCTGGCGCGTTCCCGCTCGGCTTTCGACAGGATGCGTGGGCACGGCGCGTCCGACGTGCGGACTGCGTCGAGGATGAACCGGACTTGATCGACGGCGATGTGCTCCGCCCCGCCTGTGCGCCCCTTGGCCTCGGCGTCACGGATCAGCTCGACCTCGCGCACCGGGTTGACGGTGACCGCACCGTCACTAACCCGGATGGCGTATCGGAACATGCCGGAGAGCGCAGAGCGGCACGTCTTGGCCGATCCTGGGCCGTGTGCCCGTGCGAGTTCGGCGAGGTATGCCTCGATGACGGTTGTCGGTGTCTCAGTCAGCCGACGATTGCCCAATTGCTGGATGAACCGCACAGCCTCACGGTCGTAGGCGAGGAGCGTGTTCGTGGCACGCTCTTGTGCGACCAGATAAGGGCGGTAGTGCTCGACCCACAGCTGGGCGACCGTCGTGCCGGTGGAGATGGCTGTGTTGAGCGATGACGCCGAAATGGTCGCTGCTGCTGCGAGCACCGCGTCACGAGCGCGAGCGCCGTCCCTGTCTGGCACTGGACGGCCCCGAGAGTCGTTGCGCGGTGGACTTGTTCGCATGACTTGCCGTGGCTTGCCGCTGGCATCGCGGACCCGGACCTTGGCCTGCCACACGCCGGGGCGTAGCTCGGTCAGGTCGGGATCACCGGGGACGCCGATAGGCCGTGGCGGTCTACCTCGCATGGCCTTTAGTCGTTGCCCATCCATGAGTCATCGATCGGGAATGGCTCCGCACACTGTTTCAGGATCATCGCAATGCCCTGGACATCTATCTGTCCCTCGGCGGCATCGTTGGTGAGGGAGATGACATCCGACGCCTCCATGGGGAGGTTGTAGCCGTTGACGAGGTAGAACATTCCGGTGGCTGCCCACGCGGTGCGCTTGTTGCCTGTGCTGAATGGGTGATTGCGGGCGATCCCATGCAGAAGTGCCGCCGCTTTTTCATGGATGCTTGGGAATGCATCCTCGCCGAACGCACTTACTTGAGGTCGCTGCGCAGCCGCGTCTACTAGGCCGAAGTCGCGAATTTGATCCGGTCCCACGAATTGGCGATTGATGGCCAAGATGTCGCGGGCAGTTAGATAGAACGTGATCATCTACATGTCTTTCAGCTTGTCCAGCGCAATGCTGTGATCTCGAACAACGCGCTCGAACGCTGCCTGCATCACTTCGGCCCGGCCATGCGTTTGCAGGTATTCAACGACTGCGCGCTTGATGACTTCATTGCCGGAGGTGTCGGTGACGAACGCATAGTTCTTCAGTGCGTCCGCTAGTTCAACAGGTAGGCGCACGGTTAGTGATGTGGTGGCCGCCCTAGTCTCGGGCTGTGTCGTACTCATGACACCATGATGTCATGGTTGCAGTGCGTCGTCCATACCCGATGGCATACCTTGACCCGCCGCAGTCGATTCACGGTCTGCGCGTCGGTGCGCAGCGCCTCGGGCGTCTCGATAATGGTGATGAGTTGCTGGTGGTAACGCACGGAGGAGAGGTTGAATCGCTCGCGGATCGCCTCATCCTTGGCGCCCGGCAGCTTCCACCAGATTCGTTCTAATTCAAGGGCTTCTGCGATGTTCATGGCCGTTGCGGGTCTTCCACGCGATCGGCGAGCCAGGTCCGCTCGGCGGGCGTGAGGTTCTGTCGCCGAACCCGGACGGTGTGAACGTCGGTCCACAACTCCTCGGCTAGCTCGTGGTTATCGTTGGTCCATTGCAGCCCTTGCAGCAATGCCGGCAACGGGATGAGCCTGCGCGCGGCCAGGACATCGACGTAGTGCTCTTCACGGACCGTGTGGATGGGGGATGCGACTCCGCGGTCGACGTGGATCAGTTCGTGGGTGAGCGTGGACCGACGTTCGGCCTGGTTCAGCGTCTTGCAGAGCCAGATGGTCTGGCCTTGCCACAGTCCGGCCACTCCCCGAGGCAGGACATGGTCGCACGAGACCGAGATGTGTGGATAGTGCGTGGCCAGTGTTCGCCACGGGTGCCAGTGGTGCGTCTTCATGGACCGAGACGCTAGAAGAGGCCACCGACAAAAAACGTCTTGACCAGGAACTACAAGCGTGTGATTACGCTGAATGCCTAGATTGAGCCGGTCAGGAACTCAGAGAAGATGGAGTCCTCTGATTGCCTGAAGTAGTGGCCGTGGGTGAGCATCACGGTCTCGATGCTGTCTGCTCCGATGAGCACGACTTCGTATCGGTCCAGGTTGGGGCGGTAGTGATTCTCAGCTTCTTCGTAGGCGGCGACCGCCTCGTCGCGCACGGTGAATTCGTCCTGCCGAACCAGTTTGCCCTCGTCGAGGCTGTAGGCGAGCAGGAAGTAAACGGAGTCGTCTTTGCCCATGATGTCAGCCCCTTTCTGCAGGTCTATGCCGTGTAGTAGCCATCGTCGACGACCGCCTTGCGTGCTGCACGGAATTGGTCGTGCAACTCGGATGGTATATGCAAATTGTACTCGCTGTGGTAAATGATCTGACCCGCTGTTTTGAAGTACTCAAGCATGGTTTCGGGTGCCTCGCTGTCTTTGAGGTTTACTCCCCGTGCGCCGAGTCGTGCGTCTGCCGTTTCAGCCGCTTCTGCCCACTGCTGCTGGCCCCGTGTTCGTAGCTGTACTTCGATGGCCCGGCCATCTCTGATCACCACATAGTGCACGGCACGGTACCCGATGTCCTTCGGATTCTCTATGTAGTCCCGTTGACGATGAATGTCTTTGCGCCACTTGGCTTCTATCCTTCGTCGCACTCGATCTAACTCAGGTCCGTCACGGAGGATAGCGCGGACGCCGCCGATGTCTTCTAGCCGAGCGAGCGCGGTCCTTCCGGACGGAGAGTTGGTTGTTCGCTGGAGTTTGCGGATGATTCGGGGGAGTCGCTTCAATCGTTGCCCGATGACCTCAGAAGCAAATTCGGTTCGGACCATGCTTCGCAAGCCGAGCCTGACCTTGACCAGCGGGTATGCGTGAGCGGCGCGGAAGTCGGTGATGATGCGCAGCGCATCCGCAACCTCTTGGTCACTGATGGATCCGTCCTCGTAGATCCACTTTCGGACCAGTTCTCCGCACTTGTTGATCTGTGACTTACTTGGCTCGGTCACTTACCATCCTCGTCGTCGCGGTCCCCGTCCGATTGTTCTTCGCGCCGGGATGCGATGGCTTTCAGCGACTTTGAGGATCGGCCAGTCTCAACCCAGACGTCATATGCGTGGCGATGGAAGTTCTCAAGCTCCGCCAGTGACCGCTGCGTGGCGATGAGCCGGTCGGACTCATCCGTGTTCGGCGCTGCGGGAAGTAGGTGCCCGACGGATCTGGACAGGCTGGCGGCGAACCTCTCTGCCTGTTCAAATAGAGGGAGTGTTCCGTCGATCTGCTCCTGAGTGGCGTCCAACTCGACGCGTCGGAGTTCTGACGTGAAGTCGCGGGCCGCAGTGGCATAGGCAACTATCGCATTTAGCAGTGAGGTCACTGTCGCTGTGGTCAGCCTCTGCTCCGCTGCGGCGTCTTCGACTGCCTTGAGGTGCCTCCGCACCCCTTCGACCGAGGCCGCGTATTCACGAAACACCTTCTTCGGCACTACGGCTCGGATGGAATCTGGGACCGACCCTGGCGTTGCCTGAGGATGCGCTACTTCGCTCGGCGGCACCCACCATGCAAGGTTCGGGTCCCGGTCCGATTGCTTTTCGCGCCGGGACGCGGCCACGTCAAGGCCGTCGAGGCTCGGCGGTGGCGGCACCTTTCGGTAGTCCACCATCGAGGGCACAGGCCGTAGCCGCGGAGGCTTGGAGGGTGGCTCTTCACCGTGGGCGAGTGCTGTTCGTGTCGCGGCCACATGGACGGCACTAAGGACCCGGTTCATGATCCGGTCGGCTCTCTCGCTCCGCTTTCGCCATTGTCCTAATTGATCGTGGAACAACTGAAACGCCTGCATGCGCTCAGCAGAGCCAATGTCCAAGCCTGGGGCGGGCGGCTCCTCGGGCGGGCTCTCATATCCCTTGGCCGACAGCCCCATTGCAACAGTCAGCACTGTCGCGAGCGCGGACTCAACTTCATCGCTCACGTAGGACATGTCAGCATTCATAGTCTCCGCAGCCTCGACCAACCGCTCGGCCCATTCAAGCGCCTTGTTGACCTCACTCTCATGAGCAGAGGGGGTGGGTTGTTCCGCGAGAACGCTTCCCGGGGTGCGCGGTGAAACCAAGATGGATAGTGAATACCCAGGCTCCCAGCCGAGGCCTTGGTCGAGCTTGCGGAGGGTGTCTCCGCGCGGTCGAGGCTTCTCGTTGTTCTCGATGCGGCCAATGACTATGTCAGATGGCCCGCCGCGTTCCTGGACGGTTGCTTGGCTGATGCCCAGTTCAGCGCGGCGTGCTCGGACTGCGCGCGCGAGGTTGGCCCAGTTTTCCGCCATAGGCACACCTTGTCAGAGACATTTGGCAAACGCAAACAAACATATGCTTTAAATGTCTAGAGCCAGACGTGCTGGTCAGCATGTTTGCCGTCATACATGCAGGTTGCCAAAGGTTTTCCAAATAAGATCATAACCGATAGTTGCTTCAACCGAATCTCGGTTGTATCGTTCTCGTTATGCCACCGAGACCGAAGCCGAGAGCGCAGCTCACCCCGCCTCATGTTCCGATCCGCGCACTACGCCACCTGGCGGGCCTGACGCTCGACGGTCTGGCTGACCTGATCGAAGACGCAACAGGCGTGCGATACACGCGGGGAACGCTGTCGGCTGTAGAGAGTGGCCTTCGCGGCACTTCCAAGGAGCTGTTGACCGGTATCGAAGTTGCCTACGGCCTAGAGCCGGGGACAATCACCACGACCTACCGCCCCCGGTTGGCCAGTGTTCGGGGGATTGCGGGATGACACTTCACGAACTCGCCGCCGAGGCGGGCATGACCGTCGACAGCGGCCCCGAGGAGCTGGCCGACATCGGCGCCTCGATCGCCGCGACCAACGCCGTGCCGTTGTCGGCCTATGAGGTCACATGCGCCCTACTGCGCATACAGCGCGAGCAGCGCGCCAAGATCCAATGGGCCGCAATTGAATCCGAGAAGGTGCCAGCATGACTGTGCGCAGCGGATTCGCCTCCACCAAGGTCGCCGCCGAGATCCTCAACATTCATCCCGAGACACTGCGGGATTGGAGTCGTCGCGGGCTCTACGACCTTCCGGCGCCCATCCGCATGGGTAGCCGCCTGCTCTGGGATGTGGCCGAACTCTACGCCTGGATTGAGCACCGTAAGCGACGATCCGTCGCCTCGTAATTCCTTGTCTTACAACAACTGAATAAACGTCGATGGCGAGCCTCTCGCCAAAGAAACCTCGCCATCGACGCCCTCATTCACCAACACCCACTAGGAGGTGCGGCGTGTCGCATCGTAGTACCCAAAATGAGCGCAAGGCCATTGAGCGGGCCGTGACCGCTGGCGAGTGGACTACCGAGACGGTCAGTCTGTTCATCCGGCGCTACGTGAGCCCGGATGGCGAGCGCGTCGCCGATGTCCGATACACGGCCAAGGGTGTCGTCAAGGCTGCGGTCGTCTATCCGCATTTCGGACAACGTCGGATGCCGGTTCGTCTGCACGGTGACTTGGCCCGCGAGGTTGTCAAGTACATCGAGCCGAGCGAGACCGAAGGCGACGCCGAGGCGGCGTCGTGAGCGCCCGGCGCGGTACCTCGAATACCAACGCTCGCGGATCGTCTGCGGACCGGCAGCGACGCAGGCAATTCCTGCTCGATGAGTTCGGCGACGGCATCACATGCACGTGCTCGACATGCCCGACCGTGCTCAACGCCGACACGGTGACCGTGGACAGGTACCCGGTCGCGGGGATCGACGGCGGCACATACCGGCGCGACAACATTCGCCCGCAGTGCGGCACCTGCGCCAGTAGCCAGGGCGGAAAGTTGGCCGCTTCCCGTCGTCGGCTCAAGGCGGCGTCGTGACAGCGCCAGCGATTGTGTACGCCGACAAGCTCGACGACATCGCAGACATCTTGATCAAACATCTTGGCGGACTGGACGAATGGCGTGACGACGCCATGGCGCTCGGGGACATCGCCTCATATCTTCGCGCACTCGCGCAACCAGACACCACAACCGGAAAGGCAACCACCATGGGCGAGCCCATCATCGACACCGAGGCCGTAGAGGTCATCGACCAACGGCACACGTACCTGTTCTACGGCGCACTGCTGGCCGAGATCGCAGGCCTTGCCGCGCACCTGGCCGACCTCAATAGCCGTCAGGTTCGGCTCACCAGCCACGGTGCGCACCTCGACATACTCGGCCAGATCATCAAGGCGGTCTCAGGTGCCGAGGTGCTGATTCACAGCTCTCGTCTCGCTGACGAGGCCGAGGCGGCGTCACTGTGACCGCGCCGAAGGCCATTACGGGGATCATCGTCACAACTACCGATCCTGATGCGTACTTGACTGCCGAGGCGCATGACACGACGATGCTGATCAAGTCGAGTGACGGAAAATCTTTCTTCACCCTCAATGAGACTGCCGCAGAAGAGTTCGCGGCAGAAGTGGCCGAAGCCATCGCGGCCATCAAGGGCAATGCGCGCGTCACCTACATCGGTCGCGCCAGCAACGGCGAGACGCTCGACACCACCGACCGGGAAGTGGCCGGACGCTGGGCATTCGATCAGGCGCAGGCCGACAACGTCGTTGCCATCAACGCAAAGGCGGTGCAGCCGTGATTCCTTGTGCTCATTGCAGCCGAATAGTTATGCGTCCCATAGGCGGTGAGGTGTGTGGTCAGTGCCGACGTGACCCCTTCGAGGCGAAGGCCTACGCGATCATGATCGCGGTTGGCCTGTTTATCGCCCTCGTTGTCGCCGTGCAAGCGGGGTGGCTATGAGCCACGTTATCCATGACGACAGCAGCAGCCTCGACCTACGTATTGTCGGTGTCGAAGAGCCCTTGGTTTCCGCCTTGTTGGAGTACGACGACGAGCGCGGCGGCGAGGTGTGGAGAGTCGACCCGACCGGCATTGCCGAGCACCTCCTCACGTTCGACGTGTCGAGCCGCGCTGATGCGGTGAGTGTTCTCAAGGCCATCGGTTACGCCTTCGAGGCGGGCGGCGGTGGCTGGGAATGAGCGCGCGATACGGAGTGCGCGAAGTCATCGGCGGGCGACATCGCGTCGTGAAGCTCTTCGGCAACGAGGACTTCGCGGAGAAGCGGTCATACGCCACTAAGGAATTGGCCGAGGGGCGCGCCGCGCAACTGGAATGCGCTGCGGCCCGGCGTGACGCCGTAGCCGAGGCGAAGCGCCGTGCGAAGAACCACTGCGAGTGCGAGGGCCGGTGCGGGCAACACTTCGATTCACGTCGCCGTTGCCCATGGTGCGAAGGCGAAGGCATGCCCGGCATTGGCAAGGTCGTTCTGATCGCGGTGCCGCTTGACGGCAATGACGACAACCTGTCGCTGACCAACATCCGCATGCTGTGCCAGCTCTGCAAACAGCATCACGACGCCGACCGAATCAACGGCGGTGCGGCATTATTCGACATCAAGGAGCCGGAATGACCACGACACATACCGCAACGGGATACCTCGTCCTGGAAGCCGCGCGATCAGGCTGGCGCAAGGGCTTCGACGGACTAGGGCTGATCGACCACGTGAAGGTCGCGGCGTATCGCGCGAATCGTCCCGCCAAACTGGAGCGCGACCAGATCGCGGTCAAGGTCGTAATCACGGTGGATGACGCTGAATTCTCGCCCATCACAGCGTCACTCGCATTGACACTCGACCCCTCTCGCGTGATTCATCCGGTTGTGGAAGACATGGAGCCGAGCGAATGAGCACCATCGATCCACGCGAAGACAAGCTACCCGCCTGGGCGCGTGAGCAACTGGCGAAGGCGCGACGCGCTGCCGAGGTGGCCGAAGACAAGCTCAACGCCCATCTGGCCACGATCACTAAGTCGCGAATCTGGTACGGCAACTTCGGCAACCCAATCTACATACCCGACGCTCACGGCTATCAGACGGTGCGCTTCTCGCCCTCGGGCAGCGACAGCATGTTCGATCAGATCGGCGTCACTATGCGGGACGGCGCAATCGAGATTCAGGGTGGCAACACACTCGCCCTTGAGTTGCAGGCGTCCAACTACTTCCGCGTCCACCTGCACGATCTGAGGCGGTCGAAGTGAGCGACATCGACTGGGATGTAACCGTGTCGGGTGGTGACATCGCCGAGCGCGACCACTTCGGGGTCATCCGCAACGGCAACAACCAGCCGATGATCATACCCGAGGGCGGCGGCAAGCGCGTCGCATACCAGCGGGTGACCAACTTCATTGACCACCTTGAGGACAACCGCGAAGGCCTGCGCATCTGGACAGAGCGGCACGTCCTGCGGGGCCTGCGCGACTCCGATGACCTCAAGGCCGAATGGTTGAACGCCGAGACTGACCGCGACCTCACCTCGATTGCCTTCCGTGCAGCCAGATTCGGCGGCAGGGACATCGAGCAGGAGTGGGGCTCGATGATGCACGAGGTCACGGCAGCCATAGACCGGGGCGAGATGATGCCGCGCGACTGGTGGAACGAAAACACCAAGGACTACGAGCGTGTGCCGCCCGAGGCGAAGCGTGACGCCGACGCCTACCACCTGGCGACCCGGTGCCTGACCCATCACCTCGTCGAGAAGATGCATGTGCACGACGGATACCGGATCGCAGGCACGCCGGACAGGGTGTCGACCTACCGGAAGATGGGCAAGGTTCAGGGCAAGCCAAAGATCGTCGACTTGAAAACCGGCAAGGTCTTCGAGCGTCCTGGGCCGCGCATGATCGAGGCGCAGCTCGGCGGATACAGCGAAAGCGTCCCCTACGACGTGCAGGCCGAAGTGCGGCTTGAGGCAATGGGTTACGACACCAAGCTGGCGATCGTCATTCACCTGCCGATGATGTCGCGCAGTTGCGAGCTGGTTTCCGCCGACCTGGTCAAGGGACGCGCCGACTTGAAGATCGCGGCGGCGAAACGCGACAAGGGCAGGGGCCGGAAGTTGGTGCCGATGGGTCGCGGCGTCGAGTTGGGCGAAGACGAGGTCTCGCTCGCGGACCGAATCAAGCTGGCATGCAACGACGATGCGTTGCGCGATGTGTGGCTAGAGGCCAAATCGGCTGGCGAATTGACCGAAGACTTCAAGGCGGCATGCCTTGAACGCAGGCAAGAGCTTGCGCGAACAAGTAAGTAATAGAAGGGAATACGCAATGAGTGCAGATGTGGACTGGAACGACATTGACCCGGTCGAGGTGCCTGCTGGTGCCTATGTCGGCTGGGGTAGCAAGGTCGGACAGAAGGTAATCGGGACTGTCGTCGAGTACGACGAGCGCGGCGGTACCGACTTCAACGGCAATGTGTGCCCCGAGGTGACGGTCTTGCTGGCCGAGCGTGCGGCGTCGTTCAACAAGGCGGGCGACCGTACCGACTTCGACGCTGACGAGGAGGTCGGGGTCACCTGCGGCGGGGTCAACCTCAAGAAGGCGATCCGCAAGGCAGCGCCCGAAGTCGGCGACCTGATCAAGATCGAGCTGACCGAGTTCGTCAAGACCTCGAATGGCACGGCGAAGATCTTCGACGTTCGGGTGAAGCGCGGCGGCGGCACGGTGCCGTCTGCGGCGAAGTCCTCCACCCCGATCGACGACGAACCCCCGTTCTGATCGTTCCGCAGTAGCACCCGTGGCGGGCGATGTGCCCTAGCGCCGTCGCCTGCCACCGCCACCAACCAACTACCAGAAGGGAAGTAGGGCAATGAGCAAGCACGAGATGCGTCCGGCGAGAGAGCGCGCGGTGGTGATTCTGGTCGGTCGACAATTCTGGCGTTGCCCTGCTCCACCCTTCAAGCCTGGCGAGATTGGTTGGCCTACCGCAATCGTCCCGAGGCGGGCGAAGTGAGGGAGTACTCAACGTGCCGGGTATGCGGCGAGGCCATGCAGGTAACCGAGTTCGGGCAGATGACGCACCCGCTGTGCGAGGACGCCGACCAGCTGACGCCGATTGAGGTGTTGACGGCGCAGTGGCTCGAAGCGGCCATTGCGGAGGATGATGCGAAAGCCGATGCCCTGCAAGCCGAGATCGACGGACTCGACGGCATGCCACCACGGCTCAAGGCGTCGGCGCTGTACTACTCGCAGGTGTACGGCTGGCCGGTGTTCCCGCTCAAGCCGCTCTCGAAGGTGCCCGCGACGCGCGCAGGGTTCAAGGATGCGACCACGAACCGGGGCCAGATTGAGGCATGGTGGAACGCCAATCCCCGGTACAACATCGGCCTGCCGACTGGCATCCGGTTCGACGTGATCGACGTGGACCCTCCCACAGGCATGCTCTCGCTACACGAGCTGCTGACGCTGTCCGATCCACGCACAGGCAAGGGGCCGATACCGGACGTGCACGGCAAAGTGGCCACGGCCAGCGGCGGCATGCACCTGTACATCGAGCGGGCCGGGCGGGGCAACGCCGTGAACCTTCTGCCAGGCATCGACATTCGTGGACGCGGTGGATACGTGGTGGCCCCGCCGTCGACCCTCGGCGAGCCGGGCCGCACCTGGTCGTGGTCGTACCGTCCGTCACCGATCCTGACCACCACCGAGCGAAAGGTGTTGTCAGCGTGAGCCTGAAAACTACTCATCCGTACTCGTCTCCCACTCGCTCTTCTGTGGAGGATGCAAGTACATCTGCGCCCGAGGCGACTTTCTTTCCAGTGAAACTGTCCTACGGACCCACCAAGGAATCTTCACGTAATCGAGCATGCCCGGCGGAAATATGTGCTCGAATGCGATCTTCTTCACCGGGAACCGGATCGTTCGACGCCACCACCGATTTGGTGCCCAAGTCACGATGATCGCGTCATTCTCCGCCATCGTCGCTCCCTTCTCCACACCTACCCAAAGAATCTGGGTTTCTCCGGCTTTGAGAACAGGGAGCCGATATGTCCAGGTGTCATCCTTGGACTCAGGATTGTTGGGCATTCCAACATCACAACCTGAGCCGAATACGCGAACGTCATACGCGTCTCCGTTCCCCAGGTTCAACAATGCCGCTCGGCCCCAGGAGAAGGATGCGCCGTCATCGTCGCCGACAGGCCTCGCGGTGAAGCGCCCTTCTAGGTGCAGTCTCGGGTGCGGCTTGTCCCACCAACGGATGGCAAAGGTCACAGTGGCGGAAACGATCGCGGCAATCGGGATTACCTTGGCCAACTCCGCCCAGGTCGAAGGATCCATGGGCGAGAGCGTAGTGGGCGGTATTGCATGACAACGGTCGATTCATCCCGGCCTGTGAGTGAGCCAGAGAGTTTCGTCGACAACCTGACCCGGTACGGGCTGCTGCCCGGCAAAGGCGAGAAGCACGCTCCGGAGCGCTCGCCGGTCAAGCCGCGGGACACCGAAAATGCCTGGGCGATGGCCGCTCTCGCCGATGAGTGCCGGATCATGTCTGAGGCTACGCAGCCGGGCCGCAACGACCAGCTGAACCGTTCGGCGTTCGCGCTGGGGCAGCTGGTACCGCACCTGCTCGACGAGCAAGACGTGGTCGACGCCCTGACCAACGCGGCGTGGTCGGCCAGCCACAACGGCTCGGAGCCGCTGACCGATTCGGAGATCCGGGCCACGATCCGCTCGGGTATGAACGCCGGTCGCCGCGACCCCCGGTATGCGCCGGAGACTTCGAGTACTTCGACGATGCCGAGCCGGGTGGCGGTGACCGAGGAGGCTGACCATCCGCAGGCGAGCACCTTCAATGTGCGCCCGCTGGAAGGCGGGTTCTGGGATGCACGCGAAAGCCTGCGCACCGTCTACGAGACGGCGATGTTCCGCATGTGCTCGCCCTGGGCGGTGTTGGCGCACTGCGCTGCCCGCGCCCTGACCCTTGTGCCGCCCCATATCCAGCTGCCGCCGATCGTGGGCGGCCCAGGCTCCCTGAACTGGTTTGGCGCGGTGACAGCGGTCTCGGGCGGTGGCAAGGGCGCCGCCAGCGCCACGGCCCGCGAGCTGATCGACGAGCATGTGCACGCCCGCACACCGGGCAGCGGCGAGGGCCTGATCGCGGCCTACGGCGGTCGCGACGACGAGGGCAACCCACGGGGGGATGACGCGCACGAGGCCCTGATGTTCACGGTGGACGAGATCGACACCTTGTCGGCGGTCGGCGGGCGTTCCGGCGCGACGATCATGCCGATTCTGCGGCAGGCGTTTTCGGGGGAGACCCTGGGCTTCGCCTACCGCAACAAGCTGCCGATGCTGCTGGCGCACACCTACCGCCTGACGATGGTGGCGTCGATTCAGCCGGATCGGGCCGGTGGTCTGCTCGCCGACTCGGGCGGTGGAACTCCGCAGCGGTTCATGTGGTTTCCGGGCACTGATCCGCGCATCAGTGCCTCCTCGCCGTATCCGTCCGGGTCGATCTCGCTGCCGTCGTTCACGGACTGGCAGTACCCGCGTGTGCTCACAGTGCCCGCCGAGTGCGAGGGTCTGATCCGGTCCGAGCGGGTGAAGGCGGCTCGCGGCGATACGGCGGCGCTGGACGGTCACGCCCTGTTCTGTCGGGAGAAGTTCGCCTACGCGCTGGCGGTGCTCGATGGCAGGGCGGTGATGTCGGTGGCGGACTGGGAGCTGTCCGGGATCGCGGCCAAAGTCTCGGACGCGGTGCGCCAATGGGTGATTGATCAGCTGGCGGTATCCGAGGTGGCCGAGGCATCCCACAAGGGGCGCATGGCCGGTGTCGCGCGCGAAGCCTCGGACGCCGAGCAGGCGTACCAGAAGCAACAGCGCGTGGTCCGTGTCGCGCGCGTGCTGCTCGACAAGATGCCAGCCACCGAGGGGGCTCTCCGGAAGCGGATTACGAGTCGTGACCGCGCGGTGCTCGACGTAGCGCTGGCCACGCTCAAAGGCAATGAGCTGGCCTGGTTCGACGGTGACCAGTGGCAGAAGACGGGAACCTAGCAAATGTGGCAACCAATGTTTTCAGGTGGCCAAAGTGGCCATGTGGCCACCGTGAGCGCACGTGGCCACGCCAATTCGCGTAAGGGCGCCCTAAGTCCTCGATTTTCGCGCAGTTGTTCTACCAGCGCTAATACGAAGTGTTTAGGAAAACTAATAATAGTTTCATTTCATGATGCGCGCGAGTGCGAGGTGGCCATGGCCACGTGGCCACCTTTGGCCACCTCTGGCCCGCGAATTAGCAACAGTGAAGGGATGGCTCGATGACTGCGACACCGAAATGCAAAGACTGCCGGGCCGAAGGCATTGAAGCCCTCCGGCCCACGCCGCATCCTGGCCCGCGATGCACGACACACCATCGCGCCTTCAAGGCCCGCTCCAAGAAGCGTGCCCACGACCGGATGGTGCAGAACACATACGGCATCACCGAAGCCGAATACGAGGCGATTCTGTACGCCCAGGGCGGTGTCTGCGCGATCTGCGGACGGGCCAGGGGGATCTCGAAGGCCTTGGCCGTCGACCACGACCATAAGCTGGGAAGCGGGCGCGAGGCAGTGCGTGGCCTGCTGTGCACGACGTGCAACCACGTCGTCATCGGACGCTATGGACCCGAGGCGTTGCAACGGGCCATTGACTACCTCAAGGCCCCACCCGGACGAGCAGTCCTGGCCGCGCTTGACGCGACCCATGGTGCGCCCCAGGACCACGCCACCGATGTTGAAACTTCAATGAATACTCGAGGTGCTGACCAATGACGACGACCGTTGCCCGCTGCGCACACCCAGACTGCAAGCGCGACAGGGGAGAACCGGCCTACACCGAACTCGGTGTGTGCGAGCCATGCCAGCACCGTGTCGCGCGCCAGCTAGATCGCGTTGTCATGGACTGGGTCACGCTGCATGCCACGCTCCCGGCGCCCAACAAGGGCGAGAAGCAACGCGGCGCCAAGGTCAAGGAATACAGCCACCCTGCCGAATGGGCCTCGGACACAGCCGCTGACATCGCCACCCGACTCAATGAGGCGCACGACTCGCTCGCGGACACCCTTGGGCAGACACCCCCGCCCCACCCCGGAACCAGTGAAGTCGTCCGCGTCCGGGCCGCGTACACGTACCTGAGCGTGCGCATCGGCGACCTGTGCCGCACCGACTACGCGCCGGACATCATCACCGAGTGGATCGACATGCACGCCAAGGTCCGAGGCCAGCTCGGACTCTCACGCCCGCGGATCGCTCTGCCTGTGCCCTGCCCACAGTGCGAGGCCCTGACCCTCGTCAAGACGATGGACGTTGGCCGCGACTGGGTCGAATGCGGAAGCTGCCAGACCACCATCACCGAACGGCACTACCGCTTCTACTCCGAACGGTACTTCGACTTCGTCATGGCCAGCGATGTCACACCGCAGGGGTAGAACAACACCGTGGAGCGACCGCCACGCGATAATTTCCCCAACGCCTACGTCGGCGACCTCGTCGAGACCCCGACAGGCTGGGCGGTCGTGGCGCCCCTGTACTGCCCGAACTGGCATCGCATCGACGAGCCCGGAGGCAACCACCGAAGCTTGGCCTGCGACTGCGGAAAACGTCACTACACGTGGACCTGCCACTGCGGCGGCACCATATACGCGCCCAAGCTCGGACCGAACTGCCGCATCCTCACCGGTGGTGAAGGGCTCGTGCCTCCGAGCGTCCGGCGGCTCGACACCTAGCCATCGGCCAGGCGCGACACGCCCTCGACCGGCAATTACGCAGGCACTCAACTATTCACGTATAGTGCTGGGAGCTGACACAGCTATGTCCAAACCCCTCGACCCACACACGGGCGCGAGGGGTTTCGTCGTTTCAGGAGACGAAAGATGACTGCGCCCCTGATCCTGCCTGATGGCATCGAAACCCTCATAGACGCTGACGAGGCGGCACGACACTGCAAGGTGTCCAAGGTGACCGTCTGGGGTTGGGCCAATCGCGGATACCGCTGCCCGACAGGTGAGTTGGTCAAGCTCCCCGTCTCGGGCAAAAGCCCCCAAGGCCGCAACCTCTACTGCCTCCTCGACGTAGCGAAGGCCGAGGCCGCGACACGCAAGAGGGCCAGGCGCATCGCCTGATGTCCACTCTGGGGATCATCCGCCAGATGGAAGACCAAGCGCAGTTGCTCGCCGAGGCCACGGCCAGAGGCGATGTCGATGCCGCTGAGAAGGCACAAGACGCTCTCGACGAGCTGTCCGAACGCATTGCCGCAGAAGACGACTACTGATCTTGCAGGTCGCGTGATGGCCTGGGGCGACTGACGGATATCGTCGGGATTTCATACGACGGTTCCAACGAGCGCATACCGAATGCTTTGAGCCGATCATCGATGTAAAACTGTGTTTCCAAAGGTAATTCGAGGTCAACAGTCTGTCGACTTGCGGGCTTTGGCTCACCCACCACCAAGGCAAAGGCAGCCAAGGGGAGATACATCCACGCCATCGCCAGTTTCGCGCAACTCATGCCCGCGTAGCCCCACTTGCTGTTGTACCGGTCAGACGGCAGGAGTCGCATGAACACTGCCGAACAGACAAAGGCCGCTAACGGCACTAGCCAGGCTTGCGTGATCGATCCAGTTTCAATCAGACCACCAACACCGACTAGGGCTGAAAACGCGGCACGCGTCCCATATGCGGCGAATGCCACCCCGGACGCAGTCACGAGCACAAAGAAGGCGTTCATGGTCGCTACCCGTGTCGGATCAACCATCCATGACCGAGTGGCATCGACCCCTACTGAACCTGACCTCCACCCCGTCCACCCAATCGCCTTGGACAAACCCTCCAAGGGGGTCCGGAATGGGACTTGGCTGCCTGGCGCCATAACCGCGAAGTTCAGCTGTCCAATGATTCCTGCAGCAACGATGAAGGGTGTCTCCAACTTCAGCGACAAAGCCTCCTTGGTCATGGAAACAGCAGATACAGGTTCCACTTGACATGTCCTTTCCGTTCGGCATTGGTCTCATGCAGATCGCTAAACGGTATAGCCGTTGACCGACACCGAGCAGGACGACTGATGCCCAGTGCGCCTCCACGGGTGTGTGCCAGGTGCGGGGGCCTGGCCGTCAAAGGCAAGCCATGCCAGTGCCGTCCGGCATGGGAAGGCTCCACGCACACCGGCTCTGCTGACAAGCGATGGGTGCGCGCACGAGACGACTACCTGCGCTCGCACCCCTTTTGCGAGAAGGCCGGATGCACGCGCATCGCCGATGCCGTGGACCACGTCAAACCCCTCGCCGAGGGCGGCGACAAGTACGACTCCGAGAACTTCCAGTCGCTATGCGACCCACACCACGCCGAGAAGACGACGCAGGATGCGTTGCGCGGCAAGACTAGAGCGAGGTGAGCACGATGCTTGAACGACTACTGACACGGTTCGTCGACCGCCTCGCGGACAGAGCAGGCGACTCACTGGACCGAGCCATACCCACAGCTGCGCAGGCGTTCGGAGCAAGGCTTGCAGACCGATTCGCAGACAACGTCCAAGCGCCCAGTGCCGAAGGAACGGTCAAGGTCGGTGCCCTCGAAAGTGTCGTTGACGTGCTCGGAAAGCTCGTCGGACGGAACCTCCGATGATAGGATCAGCAACGACCAGCGGCACAGACATCGACCCCAAAGCAGCGAACCTCCGAGGCAGGGGTATAGGGGTCGAAATCTCTGAAAACCGCTGGCCAAGCCTGCGCCGAGGTGACTTTTCTCGCGCGTGCACAAAATCGGGACAAAATGCCGGCAAGGGCCTCTGATGGGTCGGCCAGCAATGCCCGCGAAGCTGCTGCTACTGCACGGACGGGGTGAGGGTAAGGACAGCGCCGGTCGCCCGGTCGCACCGCCACCCAATTTCAAGCGCGAGGCCCCGGAGCCGCCCGAGTGGCTCTCTACGGAGGCCCGCGAGGAGTGGGAGCGGGTAGCGCCGGGTTTGCAGCGCCTCGACCTCCTCAAGCCCGAAGACAGGGCAATCCTGGTGGCCTACTGCGAGACCTGGGATACGTACATGACGGCGGTGTTGAAGGTGCGCGCTGACGGTATGACGATCGTCAACCCTGAGACGGGCCTAGAACGCCAGAGCCCGGTCGTCAAGATCATGCAAGAGGCCGGTCGAGACCTTCTGCGATATGCCCGCGAGTTCGGCCTGACCCCGGCTGCCGAGCGCGCGATCTCGTCGGCTGCCAGTAGCGACGAGGATGACGAAAACCCCTTCGCCTCCGGCCAATAGCCCGTGGGCCGAAGCTGACCTTGACGCGCTAAAGCTCTCACCCGAGGTCGCCTGGTACCTCGAATCGCGCGGCTATCCGGTCCCGGACTGCCCGCCATTGTACAAGACGCCAGAGCCGCGAGACGTTCCGGGCGCCGCCTTCGATCCCGAGCGCGTCGACAAGGTCATTCGAGCGTTCCGGCAGCTGCGCCACGTCAAGGGCCGGTTCGCCGGTCAAACGCTTGAGCCGGACTGCTGGCAGGTCGCGCACATCCTCGCCCCGTGGGCGGGATGGGTTGCGCCCTCGGTCGATACCGGCGACTACGCCCGGATCATCACGACGCTGTATGTCGAGCTGCCACGTAAGAACGGCAAGACGACCGTGGCCGGTGGCATCGGGATCTACCTGACCGCTGCCGATGGTGAGCCAGGCGCGCAGGTGATTTGCGCCGCGACGACTGCGGATCAGGCGCGTTTCGCGTTCGACCCGATACGTCAGCTGGCCGACTCGGCGCCGGGGCTGCGGAAGTACGTAAAGGCCTTCCGCAACAGGATCACTCATCCGGCGACGGGCAGCTACTTTCAGCCTGTCGCCAATGTCGGCGATGCCCAGCACGGCGCGGACCTGCACGGCGGCATCGTCGACGAGCTGCACCTGCACAAGACGATCGACCTGATTGAGGCGCTGGAAACGGGCACGGGCTCAAGGATTCAGCCCCTCATCCTGTACATCACGACCGCCGACAGTGGCCGCAGGCACACGCCGTATGACGCCAAGCGCAACCGGATCGAGCAGCTTGCCCGTGGTGCGCTCAAAGATCACACGACCTACGGCGTGATCTGGGCCGCTGAGAAGCCCGAATACGAAAAGGGCAAGCTGGTCAAGGGCGATGACCCGTTCGCCGAGTCGACTTGGCGCAAGGCCAATCCCGGCTTCGGGATCTCGCCGACCAAGCGGTTCATGCAGCAGGCGGCTAAGAAGGCGCAGGATTCGCCCGCCGAGCTGGCGTCATTCCTGCGGCTGCACTTGGGCATTCGGACCAAGCAACTGACCCGGTATCTGGACCTGGGCGCGTGGGACAACAACGCCTCGATCGTCGATGTCGATCGGCTCAAGGGCCGCGAGTGCTACGGCGGGCTTGACCTCGGATCTACATCTGATCTGTGTGCGCTGGCGTGGGTGTTCCCAGACGGTGACGCTTTCGACGTGCTGGTGCGCAGCTGGGCGCCCGAGGCCTCGCTGGAGTCACTCGATGCCCGCACCGCGGGGTCGGCGTCCGTGTGGGCCAAGGCCGGTTGGCTCACGCTCACTCCGGGCAATGTCACCGACTACGACTTCATCAAGGCCCAGATTGCCAGTGACCGTGACGCGTTCGTGGTCAAGGAGATCGCGTACGACCGTTGGAACGCCACGCAGCTGGTCAACGATCTGACGACCGATGGTGCGCCGATGTCGACGATGGGGCAGGGCTTCGCCTCGATGTCCGCGCCGACCAAGGACTTGCAACGGCTCATCAAGCGGGGAACGCCGGAGGTGCCGCTGATTCGGCATGGCGGCAATCCGCTGATGCGCTGGCAGGTCGACAACTTCGCCGTTGCCTTGGACCCGGCAGGAAACGTCAAGCCGGACAAGGCGAACGCCGGGGACAAGATCGACGGCGTCGTGGCGCTGATCATGGCCGTCGCCAGGGCGACCGCTGCACGCGAGGTCGAGTACGAGAGCGCGTACGAGACCGGCCACCTGATGACCGTCTGAAAGGCAAGGCATGTTTCGGTTTTGGATCCCCGGACCCCTGCGCTACGCGCTTCATCGCCGAGTCTTCGTCAACCTGTGGTCAGGTTCGGCGATCTCGGGTGTAGTCGTCAAGGCGACTCGGACCTATTGCGTGATCAAAGACGCGCATGTGCATGAGGTCGGATCCAATCCCGTCGCAGCAGATGGCGAGATCCTGATCGACCGTAATCAGATCGACTACACACAGATCACGTAATAGGAGGCGACACATGGGATTTGTCGTCTCCGCAGGCCAGGTCCAACGCCTTGGCCGGCTCGACTCGCCCAAGCCCGCGCGGCTGGCCATCGGTGGCCTGTCACAGGACTACTTGCAGATCTGGCGCAAGCACTACGCGGTGCGAACCACGGTGTCGTACTTGGCCCGCAACATCGCGCAACTGGGCTTGCACGTGTACCGGCGCCACGGCGACAACGAACGCGAGCGGCTGACTAACCACCCGCTGGCCCAGCTCATCCGGCAGCCGAACGGATGGACCACGCGCTACCGGATGCTCGAAGCGCTGGTGCACGACCTCGGCATCTTCGATGCGTCGTACCTGCGGAAGGTGAACACCGACCACGGTCTCGGGCTGATACGACTGGACCCACTGCGGGTGCTGCCGAAGGGCGACAACTGGTTCTACCCCGAGGTATTCGAGCTGCGCGGATCCAAGGGCACCGTACGAATCCCCGCCGACGAGGTGGTCTTCTTTCGGGGATACAACGGCGGCAGCTCGGATGTGGGCGGCGTCCCGCCAATCGAGGCCTTGCGCGAGGTGCTCGAAGAGTCCCACAACGCCTCGGTGATGCGCTCGCAGGTGTTGCGCAACGGCGCCCGCACCTCCGGCTATATCGAACGTCCACCGGGCGTGAAGTGGTCCGACGAGGCCAAGATCGGCTTCAAGAGCGAGTGGCAGGCCCAATACGCGGGGGATGGGCCGCAGGCGGGCGGCACGCCGATCCTCGAAGACGGCATGAAGTTCGTCGAGGCGAATCAGACGCCGAAGGATTTGCAGTACATCGAGGCTCGCAAGCTGACTCGCGAGGAGGTCGCGGCGGCGTACTACATCCCGCCACCGATGCTTGGCCTGCTCGACAACGCGACCTTCTCGAATATCACCGAGCAGCACCGAATGCTGTATCAGGACACCCTCGGCCCGTGGCTGTCGATGATCTGCGACGAGATCGCCTTGCAGTTGGTGCCCGACATGATCGACAGCTCTGACCTGTACGTCGAGTTCAACCTTGACGAGAAGCTGCGCGGCAACTTCGAGCAGCGCCAGGAGGCTATCGCGAAGTCGACCGGTGCGCCCTGGCGCACGCGCAATGAGGCCAGAGCCCTAGAGAACCTGCCGCCGATCGAGGGCGGCGACGAGCTGGTGCAGCCGCTCAACGTCACACAGAACGGTGACGACGAACCGACCCCGGCGCAGGCCGACCCCATGGTGACACCGCGCCCGGTCGAGGCGACAGGCACCGACGAGAGCGAGGACTGATGCTCACAAAGAACACGGCGGCGTTGAATGTCAAGGCAGGCCCCGACGATGGCCTGAATGAGGGCGAATTCATCGTCTACCCTTCGACGTTCATCAAGACCCCGGACAGCTACGGCGACATTGTCGCGCCCGGTGCGTTCCTGAAAACCATTGCGACATGGAAGAACTCGGGCAACACCCTGCCGGGCCTGTTCGGGCATCGGATGGACGACCCCGACTACTACGTCGCCTCGGCGCTCGACATGGGCGAGGACGAGCACGGCTGGTGGGTCAAGGGCGTCTTCGATCTCGAATCGCCGAAGGGCAAACAGACCTATCGACTGGTCAGGGATCGCCGCATCACGCAACTCAGCTTCGCCTACGACATCATCGACGCCAAGGGCGTCGAGCTTGAAAACGGTGTCCGGGCATACGAATTGCGCGAGTTGAAGGTGTACGAGTTCTCATTCGTACCCATCGGCGCCAACCAGGACACCTCGGTTGTTGCCATCAAGGCCATTACCGATCAGGTGGCCGAGGACATCAAGGCTGGCCGCACGCTGTCGGCCAAAAATGAGGACGAACTACGGACCGCGCACGAGGCAATCGGGCGCGTTCTGTCAGTCCTCGACAGCGCAAGCGAGGGCAAGGCTAGCGGTGACACCGTCCGTTCCGGCATCAAGTCGGAGCCAGCGGATAACCCGTCCGTCGATACCTCGGCATTGGAAATGCTGTCACTCGATATCGACATCGAATGCGGCGCTTAACAATCCACGACGGATAAGGAGAAACCATGCTCACCAAGACCAAGTTGGACGACCTCAAGGGCGAAGCCCAGAAGGCCGTCGCCGATGCCCGAGGGATCGCCGAGAAGGCCCTCGAATCGGGCTGGACCGATGACATGACCGCCGACTACGACCGGCACATGGCCAAGGGCAAGGATCTGCTGGAACAGATCAAGGTGGCCAAGCGTGACCGCGACCTGCTGGACGCGGCCAAGGCGATGGCCGACGAGATCGGCCTGCCCGGAAGCGCGAAGGGCGACATCGACGAGCAGGGGCGCGCCGTTCCGGTGCGCGAGCGCGTCAAGTCTCTCGGCTTGCAGGTGGTCGAGTCGCCCGAGTTCAAGGCGATGATGTCTGCCTTCCCCGATGGCCGAGTGCCCGAGAAGTCTCGCGTGCAGTCCAGCCCGATCGCCATGAAGGGCCTGTTTGTTGGTGGCAACGACACCAGCGCAGGCGCATTCGTGGTGCCGGACCAGTCGGGCATCGTCGAGACGCTCGGTCGCAAGCCCCTGGTGGTGCGTGACCTGGTGTCGGTGCGGCGCACCGGCTCTGATGTCGTCGAGTACATCGAGCAGACCGCCCACACGAACGCAGCCGCGCCCGTGCCCGAGGCGACCAGCTCGGCAGCCCCGACCGCACCGGGCTCTGCCGGACCGCTGGTGCGCAACCCGGACGGCGGCTACAAGCCCGAGGGCTCGTGGTCGTACGCCCGCCGTCAGGCGAATGTGAAGACCATCGCCGAGTGGGTGCCCGCCACCAAGCGCTCGCTGTCCGACGTGGGAGCGCTCGAAGGGTTGATCAACGACGAGCTGGCCTTGGACGTCAAGGACGCCGAAGAGCGCCAGCTGCTTGTCGGTGACGGCTCCGGGGAGAACTTCACCGGTATCAACAGCTGGTCGGGCGTCCAGACGCAGGCGTTCACCACCGACCTGTTCACCACCACACGCAAGGCGATCACCAAGGCCCGCGTCGTGGGCCGGGTCAACCCGAACGCATGGGTGATGAACCCGACCGACGCCGAGACGATCGACCTGTTGCGCAACGCGCAGGGCGACTTCTACTACGGCGGACCATTCGCGATCGGCCAGCGGACCCTCTGGGGCCGTCCGATCGTGGAGGCCGAGGACCAGCCCGCAGGCGTCCCGCTGCTCGGCGACTTCTCCAAGGCCGTCGTGTGGGACCGCGAGCAGACCACGGTCACGATCTCCGACAGCCATGAGGACTTCTTCACCCGAAACATGGTGGCAGTCCTGGCCGAAGAGCGGCTGGCCTTCGCGGTCACCCGCCCGACCGCGTTCGTGAAGGTGGCACTGTCCTGATGAGCGTCGAAGTTGATGACAAGGCCGTCATGACCGGCAATGAAGCGTCCAACCTCGTCGAGGTGGACGTGGCGATCAACGGCATGACCACCACGTTGCAACTGGACAGGGCCGAGGCCGAGCGTCGCGGCCTTATCCAGCCGGTCGCCGATGGCCCCGATGAAGGTGATGGGGAGCCGGAGGGCACCGGCGAGGGTGAACCCCAGGCCGAGGCCACCGTGGAAACTGAGGGCGAGGCAGAGCCCATCGCCACCGGTGATGGTGAACCCTTGACCGAGGCGACGGATGACGCCGAGGCCATCGATGCAGATGAGGCCGAACCCCAGGCCGAGTCGAAGGCGCATGAGCCTGCCAGCAAGGTTCACGCGCCACGCAACAAGGGCAGGAATGGCTCTCAGCGCTAACGCTGTCGGCGTCCTGGTGCGTCGGTACTGCGGGTGGCACGTCACCCCGGTTAAGACGCACACCCTACGGCTGAATGGGTCGGGGGCTGCACTTCTGCGGCTCCCGACTCTTCGGCTCGGCGCCATCCTCTCCTTGCGGGAGAACGGCGTCGACATCGACCCCGAGTCCCTTGAATGGTCGACCGATGGCCGGGTCTTCAAGGCCGGACGCCTGCCATGGACTGATCGGCTCGGGGGCATCGTAATTGAGATCGAACACGGCTTCGCCGACGCCGAGATGGCGGCATTCGCCGAGGCAATCACATCGGTGACTAGCCATCAGAGCGGTGACCGCGAGATTCTCGGACCGTTCCAATGGCTCGGCCCCGAGGCTGTCGTTTCCGGCTCGGCATTCACGACCGCCGAGAAGGCGATCATTGACCTCTACGCGCTGGAACCGAAGCCGTAGATGGAAACCGTCACCGTCACACCGACATTCCGGCGCGACGCGGATGGCAACCAACCGCCAGATGGCACACCCTACGACCTTGAGGCCAAGGCCGTCGCACCGGGAAACCAGCTGCTCGCCTGGGAGGTCGGGCGCGACATCGCGAACGTGCAATACACCGCGTTCTTTCAGCACGACATCCCCACTCAGACCGGGCACCGGATCAGGGTGCGCGGCGACGAGCTGATCGCCTACGTGCACCGCTGGCGATCGCCATGGACCGATCGCATCGGGGTTGCGGTGCTCGCACACGGAGCCAGCGACTAATGGCCCGGTTCGTGCGCAACGCCAAGACCGTCTCGAAGATCCTCAAGCGCGACCCCGGCATCGCGGCGGCACGCCGCAGAATCGCCGAGCAGATCGCCGAGGACGCCAAGGCCAACGGCGCCAAGTTCGTCGTGGTCGCCGAATACGAGACCGACCGTGGCGCATCCGCTGTCACCGTGGACGCCCACTCGCAAGACAAACACGGAGTGCTGACCAAGGCTGCCCCTGACGGAACGGTATTGAATTGACCTGGGGCAGTAGTGAGTCCCGTGGACCGGCTGATCCGGCTAAACGCATCAAAAATACCCTGGCCGCGTATGTGCCGACCGTACTGACCGGCGCGACGGCTGGCCTGGAATTGCCCGCGACCTGGACCCCCGCCAAGCCCGTGTTCGTGCTCATCGCCGACGACGGCGGCGGGGGATTCGAGACCGTTTACACCGATCCCATCATCCGCGTCGTTGCGTTCGGCAACTCGCGTGATCCGCTGCGCAACCTGATGACCCGCTGCGTCGCGCACCTTCGCGCCAACAGGCCCGAGGGCATTGCCCGCTTACAGGGCTCGATGACCGTCCGTGACGGCAGAGATGAAGACACCGGCGCACTGCTCGCGTCGTTCGTGGTCAAAGCGATCACGAGAACCGTAACAACCGCTTAGACAAGGAGATTCGCCATGGCGGGTAGTGCTGACAATGTGAAGCTATGGCCGGAGGCCAACGTCTATGTGTTCAACGGGTCGACCACGTTCGATCCCGCGACGCATCTTCCGGCGACGATCGCCGATCCGTTCCCCGCTGGCACCGGCCCCGCTCCGCTGTGGACGGTCGCGGGAATGCTCAACGGTGACGCCGGATTCGAGGAGTCCCGCGAGTGGGACGAGTCCGACGTGAAGGCCTGGGGCTACGGCGTGATCAAGGTCGCCTCGAAGGACTACAAGGATGAGCGCAAATGGACTGCGCTGGAAGACAACAAGGTCACCTATGACCTGCTGTGGCCCGGCTCCACCGACACGCAGATCGTGGTGCCCAAGCCTGCGCTTCGGTACATCGCCTTCGAGTTGAAGGACGACGAGGGGCGCATCGAGCGCTACATCTCGGCGACCAAGGCGCGCCACTGGGCGCAGAACGTCAACAAGAAAGAGGGATCGGTCGAGGGCTACGAGTTCACCTCGCGCATCTTCCCCAAGGGTGACTTCTCGTTGTACCTCGTCCAGAAGGGCATCCCCACACCGTGATCACGATCCAGTTCGTCAAGAACGTAGGTGACTTCACCAAGGGCCAGGTTGCCTCGGTCGATGAAAACTCGGCCGAGGCCCTGATCCGGCGCAAAGACGCCGTGCCATACCCGCCCGAGAGCGCGAAGACGCAGGGCGACCAGACCGAACAGAACACCGAGACCGAAGGGCAAGAGGATGGCTAAGGCTGGCAGCACGGATTCACCGGCACGCAATGAGGCCGAGGGCGTCGAGACGATCGCGGTCGAGTACGGCGGGCAGTCGTACACCGTTCCGGCGTCCAACGATGACTTCCCGATGCTCTTCACCGAGGCCATCTTGCGCGGCAATCCCATTGACGCGCTGCGGGTCCTGCTCGGCGGCGAGCAGTGGGTCCGGTACCTGGGCACCGAGCCCACCAACAAGCAATTCGAGGAGTTCTCGAATGTGATCGCCAAGGCGACCGGAATGGACAGCCTGGGAAAATAGCGACCGCTCTGGCGCTGCGGCGCTGGACGGCATGCCAGGGGCTTGTCGCTGCGATGGCCCGAGGGTCGTTCGGCGACATGCTCTGGCTCTACATGCTGCTCGACGAGTACGAGGCGGCAGTGGATTCGGACCTGTCACGGTTCCACGGGATCGACTACCGAGACCGCTGGCGCCTCGACGAGCACGGTCGTCGCAAGCTGACCTTGCGGATGATCCACAACCGCGTCTCGTACCTCGATCACGATTCAGCCATCGCGAAAGCCTTGGCACGCGCCGAAGGCGAGATCCCTTGGAGCCTTGCCGATTACCTGATCTCCGACGTGGTGCATGCCCTCACCGGTGAGCCGCACCCGTCACGTCCGCTGACGCCGGACCAGAAGGCCAAGGCCCGCGAGATGGCGGCGGTCATGGACGAGCGCCGAGCCCGCGCGAACAGGGCCAAGGCCAAACAGGCCGAGCGGCAACGCGTCCTCGACGAGTCGATCGCCGAGGCGCAAGCGAACGTCATCCGAAACCGAGACCTATCTCAGAAGGGGGTATGACCGTGGCTGGATCTTCTGACCCGATTGGCTACTACCCCCTACAGGTCATCCCGGTCATCAAGGACATCGACAAGGCGGTCAACCGCCAGATGTCCGGTCCGCTGGCAGCTTTCGGGCGCAAGGCTGGCGCCGACACGGGCAGGGCCTTTGCCTCGGGACTGGAATCGGCCAAGGCGCGCGTGCAATCAGCGTCCAACGCGCTGGCCAAGGCGCGCAAGGCCGAAGAGGACGCGGTAGGCCGCGTGCGCGTGGCCGAGGCCAAGCTGCAGGCCGCGCGCGACTCCGGGAAAAATGACCGTGTCGTGGCTGCCGAGGAGACCTTGGCACGTGTCCGTCGCGCACAGGTGTTGGCCACGCAATCGGCCACCAGCGCCACGCGGGATCTTGCGCAGGCCCAGAACGCCGCGACGGCAGCCGCCACCCGCCAGGCAGGCATCGGATCCAAACTCGCAGGAGTATTCGGTGGGGCCGCTTCTGGGGCCAAGGATCTGGCAACCAGCCTGGCCGGAAAGGTCGGCATCGTCGGTGCTGGCGCAGCGGTAACCGGGATGCTCTCCAAGGCCTTCACGGTCGGCATGGACTACACGCGCGCCATGAACACCATGGCGTCGGTGTCCGGCGCGACTGCCGACCAAATGGCCCAGGTGTCCGCGCGGGCACGCGAACTCGGCAATGACATCTCCCTGCCGGGAACCTCGGCCAACGACGCCGCCAACGCCATGACCGAACTGGCCAAGGGCGGATTCAGCGTCCAGCAGGCCATGGACGGGGCCAAGGGCACATTGCAGCTCGCGGCAGCTGCCGGGATCTCCGCTGGCGAGGCTGCGACCATTCAGGCGAACGCGCTCAACGCGTTTGGCCTCAAGGCAGATTTTGCCGGCAAAATGGCGGACATCCTGGCCAACGCGGCGAACGCCTCAAGTGCCGAGATCACCGATATCGCCTACGGCCTACAGGCAGGCTCGGCGGTCGCCAACCAGTTCGGCATCAGCGCCAACGACACGGCAGCGGCCCTGGCCTTGCTCGCGAACAACGGCATCAAGTCCTCTGATGCCGGTACCTTGCTCAAGTCAGCGCTGCTGCATCTGGCCGCGCCGAGTGATCAGGCCTCGGGCGCACTCGACGCACTCGGCGTGAAGGCCTACGACGCGCAGGGCAATTTCATTGGCCTACAGGCCCTCATGGGCCAGCTCCAAGACGCCTCCAAGCGCCTCACTCCGCAGTTGTTCCAAGAGAACGCGGCCCTCGCGTTCGGCTCGGACGCCGCCCGTCTGGCAGGCATCGGGGCCAAGGAGGGCGCGCAGGGCTTCGCCACGATGGCACAGGCAATGGACCGAAGCGGCGCGGCTGCCGACGTGGCCGCTGCCCGCACCAAGGGCCTGCCCGGTGCCTGGGAGCGTGTACAGAACTCGGTCGAGTCGTTCGCGCTGTCGATCTACGACGTGGTGAAAGGGCCGACCGAACAGTTCACCAACAACCTTGCGGCGGGCATTGGCCGCGCCGAAGAGGCCTTCAAGGGCGCGGTTCCGGTCGTACAGGGCTTCTACTCGGCGCTCGACCAGGCCGGGGTCATCGACATAGTCAAGGGTGCGTTCTCGGGCCTGTTCTCGACCGTCGAAGGTGTCGTCACCGCGGTTACCTCCACCGTGGGTTGGTTCAACCAAAACCGCGACGTGGCAGCGGCATTGGCTGCGGTCGTGACTACCGCTCTTCTGCCGTCCCTGTACGCGACAACGCTGGCGTTCGCCCGCCAGGCAGCGGTAACGGTCGGCTACAACGCACTCGTTGCAGCTACCAAGGCGTGGACCGCTGCACAGTGGCTCTTGAATGTCGCGCTCAACGCCAACCCTGTCGGCCTGATCATCACAGGACTTGTCGCGCTCGGCGCGGCGGTCGTGTTGGCGTACCGGCGATCGGAGACATTCCGAAACATCGTGCAAGGCGCGTGGAATGGCATAAAGGTCGCCGCGCAAGTCGCATGGACACAGGTCTTGCAACCCACCATCAAGGGCATCTGGGAAGGCATCCAGTGGGTAGGCGACAAGGCGACATGGTTGTGGCGCAACGTCTTCGCGCCGACATGGGAGGGCATCAAGCTCGCCTTTACGACCGGCTGGGACATTATCTCGCTGGTCATCGAGAAGATTCGCGGCGGCATGCAATTCCTGGGCGACACCGTCTCGGGTATCGCCTCGGGCATCGGCGATGCCTTCCGGGGCGCCTTCAACGGTGTTGTCGGCATCCTTAAGGCCCCGCTCAAGCTGCTCGGCATGTTCCTGTCTGCGGTACCCGACAAGGTGTTTGGCTTCGAGATCCCCGGAGCCAGTGCGATCAAGAGCTGGGGACAAACACTCCAGAGCCTCAAGACCGGTGGGACCATCGCGGGGCGCACCAGCTCGGGTGTGTTCTACGGCCCTGGCACCGGCACCTCGGACAGCCTGGTCGGCATCAACGCTGCTGGCGTTCCGACCGTGCGCGTTTCCAAGGGTGAAGGCGTCGTCAACGCCGGAGCAATGGGACGTGGCGGCTCGGTGCTCGTCGCGGCACTCAATGCCGGATGGGTGCCCTCGCCCGAGTACCTCAACAGCCTCGTCGGGCTGCCGGGACTGGCCGAGGGCGGTGTTATCTCCGCCGACCAGCTGTCCGACTTCGCCAGCGGCATCGAAGGCAAGCCGTACGTGTGGGGCGGGGTCAACTGGGGCGACTGCTCGGGCGCCGTGAGCGCGCTGGCGAACTACGCGACAGGGCGTGCCCCGTTCGGCTCCCGATTCGCCACCGGCACCGAGCAAGGCGAACTGGCCAAGCGCGGCTTCAAATCTGGCCTTGGTCCTGCTGGCTCCCTGAATATCGGATGGTTCAACGGCGGACCGTACGGAGGTCATACAGCGGCGACCCTGCCCGATGGCACCAACGTCGAGATGGGCGGCAAGCGCGGCAACGGCCAGTTCGGCGGATCGGCTGCCGGGGCAGGCGACAGCCAGTTCACGCAGCACGCACATCTACCGCCCGAATACTTCGGCGGGCTCGACGCTGGCGCACCGACGTTCGGCGGCGGCAGCGGCGGCGCATTCCGCGCCCCCGGTGGCGGGTCCTCGGGCGGTGGTGGTGGTGGGTATCGCGCTGCATCGGGCTCGGAGCTGTCGGCCTCGGGCGATCGTGTCGCTTCGGCGAACACAGCCCTCAAGAATGCCGATCAGTCCGTCGATGACCACCAGTACCGGCTACAGCGCGCGAAGGCCTCCCTCGAAGAGGTGAAGGGCAAGAAGCACAGCCAGGAACAGATGGACGCCGCACAGCGGCGCGTAGAGGTCGCCGAGCGGGAACTCGCCGACGCGACCGAGCGCCAGGCCCGAGCCAGAGACAAGGCGAGCAAGGCCCAGGCGCAAGACAGCGACTTGCGCAAGTTCGGCGTGGCACAACGCGGGCAGGCCGGTGGCGGCGGACTCGGCTCGGTCTTCGGCGGCGGCGGGGGATCCGGTGGCGGTGGTGGCGGGGGAGACCTCGGTGACCTGGTCAAGATATTCGGCGGCGGCATCTTGGAGACCTTCGGTCTCGATGGGTCGTGGCTGCCGGACATTCGCGAACTCGGTGTCGTGAAGATGGCCGACGCCATCATGGGCATCAAGCCAGGGCAATCGCCGGACGGCATGGAACTACCACAGGGTGCGCCGCCTATCGGTGCGGGCGAGGGCGCTGGCGGCGGGGCCTCTTATGACGCCTCGGTCACGATCAACGGCAACGTCGGATACACCCCCGAGCAGGTGCAGGGGATCTCCGAACGCAACCAGAACCGCCTACGCGGACGAACCCCGGTGGGTGGGTAGATGACGCTCTGGAAAGACCTTCCCCAACACCTGCGCTGCGACGGCATCAGCATCAAATACATCGCGCCGCGCTCGGGCCGTATCTGGCACCTGACCGGATGGAACGCCGGAGCCGAGGGTGCCATGATCCAAGGCCCCATTCGCGGGTTGTGGCACATGCCGTATGAGTCCGTGTGGACCGAACCGGCCTACGGTGCACCCGAATTTGAGCGGACCGTGGACGGCAAGCGTACGCCCGGATTCGATGTTCTGCTCATGTCGGACACCAAGTTCGGATGGTTCGACACCGAGGCGAAGTGGTGGGAAGACTGGCCAGTCGGCGTCCCCGGATGGCTGTCCATGTGGACACGCCGCCTGGGTGAGTTGTGGATCCCGGTCATGCGAGACAAGCCCACCGAGACCGAGATGGAAGACGACCCGGCAGGCATGAACGGGAACAACCATCAGGTCTGGACCATGGATCTGGCGCAGTCCGGTAACCCCCGCTGGCGCAGGCCCGGCAAGGTGGACCGGTACATCAACTCGGGCAAGGCCGAGGCGACGCTGTACGTGGCCAACCAGAGCAAGGAGGCCGAGGCCTGGCCGGTGTTCTTTGTCTCAGCCCCCGCACCCCACCATGGCATCAAACTCGCCAATGGCAATGGCGGCGAAATGGTCCCGGTACCAGAGCTATTGCCCGGTGAACACTGCATCATCGACACCGATCCGACGCACCGCATCGCGATTTCGGCCACCGATCCGGCTGACGACTTTTTCAAGAAGTTCATTCGCAACTCCGAGCTTCTGTCGTGGCTGCTCGGCCATTACGGCGACACCGGCGAGTCTGTCCTGAAACGCTTTCACGGCCAGGGATTTACGCGCCCCATCGCGCCGGGTGAGGTTGGCGCGCTCAAGGTGATCCACCCGACGCCAGGTGGCAAGGTCGGGGTACTTCTCCCGCAGAGATTCGAGCGTGCCCACGCCTGACCTCGGCCATGTGCTGACGCCAGAGATCGAAAGCCAACTGCTCGAAAGACACCACGCTTACCTCAACCGCGAGACAAAGCCGCCTCTCATTCGGTTGTGGGACAAGAATTTCAAACTCATCTCGCGCATCGCACTCCCGGAGACGTGGGACGCCGAAGAGCTGGCCCACAACGCGGGCGAAGCGACTATCGAGATCGTTGGCGAGGCCAACGCCTGGTTGCGCGAAATCATCGTCTACGACACCAAGCCCGAAGAGGACTTGTTCATCACGTTCGACTTCGACCCGGACAAGCCGCACGACTGGCGAAACCGGTGGGGCGGATTCGTCGACACGATCACCGACACCGAAGAGCAGGGCAAGGCAACCCGCACCGTCCTCAAGTGCCTTCATGGGCGGCGCTACCTCGAAACAACCTTGCTGGCAAGCAACCCCGTGTTTCCACAGGAAATACAGCTGCCCAAGATGTTCCTCTGGGGTGGCCCCACGGCGACCGCCTGCGCCTCGGCCCTGTGGATAAACCTGTTCAGGCTGTACACCCTCAATGGATTCTTTCCGTTGCCGCGCAACCTGTTCGCGCCCGAGACCTACCTCGAAAATGCGCTGCCGTTGGCATGGCCTGTGCAGGTGATGCCGCTCAACCCGATCACAGACCAGTCGCGTTGGTGCACGCTCGGCGCGAAATGGAAAGACGCGCATACGATCTTCGATCCGCTGCTCAAAAATGCTGGCGTTGTCGCGAAGGTCTATTGCTGGCTGCCGGGAGATCCTGCGCCATACACCATGTTCGGGCCACTGGCCGACGTGCTCAAGCCGTCGCGGGCGTGCTTCATCGTCGATTTTCAGAATAAGTCTGGGGTCACGGGCTGGACGGGCACAGCTCTCGACGGAGGCATGAATCTGATCGCGGCGACCGCCGACGACATGATCACCGAGTTTCTGTTTCCGCTCGATGCGGACGGGGACGGGGAGACCGACCCGTTCATCCGGCGTCTTCTCGGGGTGGCTCCAGCGCCCCCGCCGATCGTGTACCGCGACGCCGGATACGGCGGGCCGCTCAAGTCGACGATGACGATCCACAAGAGCCAGGCCACCGACATCGTCACGGGCGGAAAATCGCCCCAATGGGTAAATCAGGCAATCACTTTCGCTATCCGCTATGCCCTGTCTCAATTGGCCCAGACGATCGCGTTCTATGGGCAGGCACAGGGCACGGAGGGCCTGGACAACCTCTACCAGGGCCAGCTCGACGACGTGTTCCTGGCGTACATGCGGTGGGTCGACCCACGACGGTCGGCGACAGTCGGCCCCTACGCGCGGCGCGAGTACTTCGAGCCGGGAACCGGATCGGCCTACACCATCAACGGTGTTCAGTCGCTACGCCAGGGCGACTACAAGTGCCAGGCGTATACGACGTTCAAATTCGATGTGCTGGATGGCTTCCCGTACAAGCTAGGCGAAGACTTCGAGCTAGGGGACCGGATACAGGCAGAGCGTCGCGGCATCTTGCACACCGACCAGGTGCTTGCGATCCGGCGCAGCGGTGGACGCCTGATCTCACATCGCCCACTCATCTCGCTCGGCGACGACTCCCGCGAAGAGGACCCCATCTCACGGGGATTCGCCCAGATCGCCAACGTAGCCAACTTCGCGGCACTGCTCGCGGGAAGTGGAGACATGTTCTAAATGGCTAGTTCTGCACGAAAACTGATGAATCCGCCGAACTACAAGCTGACCCGCGAGCAGGCCATCGAGATCAACGACGTTATCGAGGAGTTGTATCAGGCGGCGTTGGACGGCATCGGCCCCGGTGGTCAGACCCTCGGCATGCTGCCGGATCTGCTCAAGTCGTGGTGCTTTCACTTCGCCCTCGCGGGCGTGCGCGTCGTACCCGAGAAGGCACTGATCAAGCGACGCCCCTACCGCGATCAGACCGGCATGTTCAAGGGCGCTCACGAATGGGTGTCCATCGACACCCCCGATGACCCGCAAGACGAGGCCGAGCAGGTCGCCAAGGAAATCGAAGAGCTTCTGATCACACGCGCCGGATCTCTCAGCGCCGGAGTCCGCGACCGGCTCGTCAACCGCCTACAGGAATTGGGCGGTGCTACACGCACATTCACGCCCGACGACAACCCAGAAGGGGCGACGCAATGATCGGTGTCACTGATCCCATGCCGACCGAACCTGTGTACCTCGGGGAGCACCCGGCGCTGCTCAAGTTCTACGCCATGGTCCGCAATCCGGGTGATCCACCTGGCATCGGCGGCACCTTCACCCTGCTCGGACCCGATGGCGTTGTCACCCTCGAAGCGATTAAGGGCGACAAGGGCGATCCCGGCACACCAGGCAAGGCCGTCATCTGGCAGGACTCCTCGATCACTGATCCCGCCGACCTACCGACCAACCTCGACGAGACTGACACCAACCGCGCGTGGTGGATCAACAACATGGCGCACGTGTGGATCGGCAACGACTGGTTGGTGCGCCCGATGGGCTGGGCCGGACCTCCGGGCGTGACGCCGAGGCTGACCATGTCCGGTGAATCGGTGGGGCCGACTGACCCCTTTGAGGCGATCCCGTCCGGCACGCCCGAGGACCCGCACATTCACCTCAAGGTGCCCACCCTCAAGGGCGATACCGGGGACAACGCCCGCATTCTCGACGCTGGCGACTTTCACACGCCCGCAGGTGGCACGCAGGTCGGCCAGGCCCTCGTCATTCGCGCGGGCGGCGGTATCACCTCTCAAGACATCAACCCGATGGCGGGGGAGCTGTACTCGGTCCCCGAGCAGCTCTTCACCAACTACAGCCCAGGCGGGTCGGCCAATCGCCAACAGATCGCCACCTTCACCGTGCCGCCCTACGAGATTGACGTGGTCCCTCGGGTGTCCGGCCATCTCATCTGGAAGCGCGAGTTGTTCTCCTCGGCCCAGGTGATCGTCGAGGCCCGCCTCGGTGATCCCGCCACGGGCGTTCTGCTGTCCCGCTCGCTGTTCTCGGGCATGAACATGGACGGCCTAACGCAGATGGCCGAAGCCAACTTCGGGGCGCACACCTCGGATGCTGGCAGCCCATCACGTGCATTCGCCCCCGGAACCAACGTGGGCCGGATCGTGGCGGGCTCCACGGGCGCGCAGGCCACCATCTACTTCTCGCTGGTCAAGATCGGCGGCAGCGGCGCCTATTCGTTCAACAATGCTGGTGCTCAAGCCGACATCGTGGTGCTACCGGCGAGCTGATGGCGCGTAACGGGGCCTTCGACAGGCACATACCGGACGACGACCACAACCCGCTGAAAAACCTGCTCGGATGGGAGGCCGAACTCGGCGACGCTGGAAAGGTATTCGGCGCCGCCCTCGGCCCCCTGTGGGGCCTGGGACAGCGCGTCCTACAGACCATCCTCGGTCAGACCGACAACCCACTAGAAGAGCTGCGCGACTTCTTGGGCAGCAAGTGGGCCTCGATCGCGGACTTGCAAGAGCGCGTCGAAAACATCCCGGTTCTGGGCGACTTCTTCGAGATCATCACCGGCAACCCCGACAGCGACCCCAACGACGCGGGCTCATTCATCCGAGGTGCCCTCGACGCGATACGCAACGGGGCGACGGGAGGGTCGGCTCCAGCACCGGGAAACTCATTCATCACCGACCTGTTCAACTCGGTGTTCGGGGTCCGCAACACCGCCACCTCTGCGCAGTCGGCGGCATCGAGCGCACAGACGACCGCAGGTAACGCCCAGACGGCAGCCAGTAACGCCAATTCTCTCGCCAGCGCCGCACAATCAGCCGCCGACGCAGCAGGCACCAAGATTCAGCAGGCCATAGACGGCTTTGTCGGAGGCACGAACAACCCCGTCTCCGCATTCATCTCCGCATTGACCGGAACGCGGAACGACGCACAGACCGCGAACGCGAACGCCGCTGCCGCAAACACCAACGCCAACAACGCATTAGGCAATGTGGTCGACGGCTTCAAAAACATGTACAACCAGTGGTTCGGCGGCTCATCGGCTGCTGGCACGCCGGACGAGGTGCAGCAGACCATTGCGGCGATCAAGCAAGCCGTCATCGGCGGCTACACCGTCGACACCTTCACATCAAATGGCACCTGGAACAAACCGGCCAATCTCCTTGAGTGGTACGGAATCTGCATCGGCGGCGGCGGGAAGGCCATGCCCGGCACCACCTCGGCGACCAATGCCGATGTACGCCTCGGAGGTGTTGAAGGCTCCTCGGGTGGCTACATTGCCCAACAGATCGCACCGGCAGACGTACCGGAATCCGTGCCTGTCACCGTTGGCGCAGGTGCCACGACCAACGGCACGAACGGCGGTATCACCTCAATCGGCTCGCTGGTGGCCTCATCGCCGAATGGGTCCGGCATATCAACGCTCGCCGGATTCACACCGGCAGCGTCCACACCAGGTAAGGGCGGTGCCGGTGGCCAGGCAACCGGCTCGGCGGGCAGTGCGGGTCAACCGGGTGGCAGTACCCCGCTGGCTGCTGGAGGTACAGGCGGCGCGGGCAAGACGGGCGGTTCAGGCACTGCGACAGCCGGGGGCGATGGGGCCGCAGCATCGCTGACCGGACCTACCAAAGCCGGTGGCGGTGGTGGCGGTGGTGGCGGTGGCAATGGATCGACCGGTACCGGAACCAAGACTGGCGGCAAGGGCGGCAATGGCGGCTACCCCGGTGGAGGTTCGGGCGGCGGCGGGGCCGCAGTCGGCGGCGGCTCGGTGGGCTCATCGCAGGTAGCAGGCCAGCCAGGGACCGCACCGAACGGCGTCGCATTCATCATCTACAAGACGGGCTAACCATGACCAAAGCCGTTGAACTACAGACCGATTTGAGCGCCTGGCCGCAGGGGTGCAAGCACTACCGCCTGTCGGACGGATCGTATGTCGTCATCGACATCGACACCCCCGAAGAGCGCCACGACCCGCACGTAGACGAGATCACCCGTGGAGCCGCATACGTGTACACCGCGCGGCCCACCGTGGTTATCGCTGTCGATGAAAACGCCTGCGCCACAAGCTTGGACCGCCTGTACGAGTTCCCGCCCGGTACAACGCATGCCGAGGCACTAGAGCAGATCGAGGGGCGGTAGTCATGAGCTTTGTCGAGTTCGACACCAATCCGCTGCGCTCCCGCGAGCAGGTCGCGCGCGAAGTTCACGCCGTGTCCCTTGGCAAGGGCCTGGACGAGCTAGCCACCGCCATCGCGCTCATGACCATATCCACCGAGGTCGGTGCCGATGACGAGGCGGGACAAAGGCAATGGTGGTGTCCCGCTAATCCCTCACGTGACGCGGAAACCATGAACTACCCGCACGACTCAACCTCGGATGACAGCCGCTCATCAGGCTATTTCCAGCAGCAGCCCGGTCCCAATGGAGAGGCATGGTGGGGCACCGCATACGACCGCATGACCTTGGCCCGCTCGGTCGGCATGTTCCTTGACCGGCTCCCCGACGACTACACCACCGCTGCCAACGATCCCGAGATCGCCGGCCAATTTGCACAACGCGTGCAGCGCAGTTCCTACCCGGACCGATACGCCGAGAAATGGCACGAGGCGTGGGAAGTACTGCGCCGCGCGCTATCTGATTCAGATCCGACACCAACCGGAGGCAACACCATGACATGGACAGGCGATCCCGTCTGGCTCGAAGACGTTCTAAGTCCAGCACTAGGAGACCGGCTCAAGACGCTGCCCGGATGGCAGAACTCCGGACACGGCGACTTCAAAGACATTCGCGGCGTCATGTGGCACCACACCGGGAACTCGCGCGAGACGGCGCAGTCCATCCGCAACGGGCGCCCCGACTTGCCGGGGCCGCTGTCCAATATCCACATCGCCCCAGACGGCACGGTCACGATCGTCGCGGTAGGCGTCTGCTGGCATGCGGGCCAAGGGTCCTACCCGTGGCTGCCGACCAATAACGCCAACTGGCACATGATCGGCGTCGAATGCGCATGGCCTGACATCAAGCCGGACGGCTCCTACGACCCCGCGCAGCGCTGGCCCGATGCACAGATCATCGCCATGCGTGACGTGGCCGCTGCACTGACCGTCAAGCTCGGCGTCGATGTCAGCCACAACATCGGACACAAGGAATACGCCGGTGCCGCGCAAGGCAAATGGGACCCCGGAAACATCGACATGAACTGGTTCCGGGGTGAAATCGACAAAGACATCAAAGGTGCCTTCGATCCGGCTGTGCCGTCCGTCGTCGTGCCTCCCACAGGGCCTCGCACCGATCGCCAGCTGCTCGAAGACATCTTGGCGAAGGTCAACGCCATCGCCGACTACATACGAACGGCGTCATGAGCGAGCGCGGTACAGCTGGCCCCGCGCGAGGAGAGCGCGCGGGGAACTCATCCACCGTAAGCCCAATCTTCGATTTCACCGAATCGGTTATCCACAGCCCCGAGAGGACTGATCATGCCTAATCCCGTACCGCAGAACGACACCACCCGACTCATCGTCTACTCGGTGTGTTTCCTGACCATCGCCGTCTCTGGGCTGCTATTGGTGCTGCTCGGTAACGTCGAGGTCCGCGACGCCCTGCAATGGGTCATCGCCATCGCTGGACTCCTCGGCACCGGCATGGCGGGGCTCAAGCTCACGCAGGATCGCCGGGGTACTGGACCGAGCGAGCCGGAACAGTGACCCTGGACCAGGCACTCGAATTGCTCGGCGCTGTCTTGGCTGGTGGATTCTTGGGCACTGCGGTAAAAGGTTGGGTTGACCGACGTAATGGCAAGGAGGCCAACGGTTCCGCCGACTGGGCCAAATTCTGCACTGAGCAACGCGAGACATTCGCAATCGCGATGGAAGAGCAGCGCAAGGCCCACGATCGGGCTATCGACACGATGAGCAAGCGAATCAGCAGCCTTGAAGGCAAATTCAACGCCGAGCACGAGACCCTGAATGTGGCACTCTCTCACCTCCGGGAGTTACGCGCCTGCCGCCTCTGCGCAGTGCCACCCCTGCCTAAGCCGCTTGAGGGCCGGTTGTAGGTCGCTAGTCGTGGCTCGATGGAGGGTCATCAGGCACCCACTCGCCGAGTTTACTCGCCCTATCGCGACGGCGTATATAGTCTGCTGCCGAGGCGATTTCGGCAATGCGGTTGCTTTTCTCCGTTTGTTCGATTTGTCTGAGCACCGCTCGTGCAACGCTGCTGGTCTCCACGTCCCTTGTCGCGTTTTCGAGCACCGCTCGTGCAACGCTGCCGGTCTCCACGTCCCTTGTCGCGTTTTCGAGCACCAGTCGCATCAACGCGTTACGCGATCCTTCTTCTGTTTGTTCGGAACCATCGGCGATTACCTGCCTCAACGTGGCGAGCTGTTTTGCGAGTGATTGCCACCTACGATCCTCGTCGTGTTTCAGCACTCGTACAGTGTTGATAGTGGCTTCTGAAACCGCTGTGTCGAGATGCTTGTTGGTGAGTTCAAGTAAGCTACCTAACCCGACCTGGTGGTAGCGGTGATCAGGCTGTGCCTCGGCCATCTCCGCGACAAGCTCAGGAAGTGGTCCCATCGTCCGGTTGTGGACGTTCAGGAACCAATCGCCCTTCTTGGAGTCGTTGGTGACAAACAGCATTGGGCGATCTGCATCCTTGGCGTGGTCGAGAAGTTCGGCCCAGACTAGGTAATCACCGCTTGCATCGGGCTTGTTCTTTGCATCAGCGTGGCCAGGCGGACGGGATTGGTCTATCCGCTTTTGGGCCTCGTCTCGACGCTCTTTAAGTTTCTTGGCAGAAGGTTTTTTGCCTAGGCGCGGTCCGCTTAGGAGCCGGTCGAGTTGGTCGCGGACGGGGTCCTTGGTCCTGGCCTCCTTGAGATCGAGTATGTGGCTTCGGCGGAGCGCGGCGTACCTGCTTTTGAACGCGTCGAAAGAACCTTTGAATGCGTCCTGGATTTCTTCTCTGACCTCCTGATCACGGATGGGCTGGAGGGCGGTAGTCAGTGCCTCCTGTGCAGCTTTCTCGATATCTTTAGAGACCTTGTCGAAGGTGTTTTGTGCGTCATGGAGCACGGTGGTTCGGTTCTTTTGGTATTCGTACGCCGCCTGATGCGGCACGAATAGCCGATCGCCGATCTTCTCCAGAGCTGTAAGGATTTCCTGACGACGGCCAGAGCCCACTCTGTAGAGGTCTAACAACACGTTGGCATCGAGCGCGATGGTCCCGACTCTGACGATGTGCGCTATCTCATCGTCGTCGGGGTAGTACCACTCGTTGAACGCTTCCCGCACCGCAACGCTCCCATCGTAGGAAGCAGAACTATATCCGGGTGCCAGACCGCCTGAGACCGATACGCCTGCAATTCATCAATAAGGAGATCACCATGACGACACCGACACCGGGACTCGAATACTTCAAGCTCAAGGGCTTCATGGACGCTGTCGTTACCGACGAGGTCGACGAGAACCTCGTGCCTGATCGCAAGGGCGTGAATGCGCGAGTGACCGTGACACCGCTCGTCAACGACAAGGATTACCCCGAGGTCGTCGCGACGATCGAAGGCGCACCACATATCGAGATCCTCTGCCCGGTGGTGGGCCGACTCGACGACGGTGTTCTGAAAACGTCTGCTGCGCAGAGCGATATCTGGCTAGTCGCGAATACAGCCATCATCGGCCTGCCTGACGATGCACTGGTCTACCGGGTCGAGTTCTCAGAAGTGGTGTTCAACAAGGGCCAAGACCGGCACCTGATGCCGCGCAAGTTCACGGCCCCGAACATCGCTGACGCCGTGGTCGACCTCTCCTCGATCGCGGTCTAG